TGGCTGCTATGCAAGAGCAGATGTCAGCGCTACTTGCGGCTGTTGCGGAAAAGACCCCAAAAACACGCAAACAGAAAGTAGTAGAGGCTTAATATGTCCCAAACGATGCTGCAACTTGTAAATCAAGTTCAAAATGAGTTAAATCTTGCTGTTTCTACCTCTGTTGCTGGTAATCCAAATACAGATGTTCAGCAAATATTAGCTTTAATGAATGGCGCTGGGTACGAATTGCTAAAAGAATATGATTGGCAATCCCTTCAAGTGCAGTATCGTTTTTACACTCAATCCATTACTGCAAACGGCACTACCACCAATGGTTCTGCCGTATTAATAATGGCTGCTGGTACAGATTTAAGCAATGTAACAAGCCAATGGCAATTATCTGGCTATAACATTCCACAAGATACTTATGTAGTGTCTGTTGATAATGTGTCAAAACAAATTGTAATGAGTCAATATGCTACTGGTGATGGCACACAATCCATTGTTATTGCCCAAACAGCTTATGACCTTCCTGCGGATTTTGAAACCATTACAGACCGCACCCATTGGGATAAATCTAAACATTGGGAAATGTTAGGGCCAGAAGATGCACAGCAATGGCAATGGTTAAAGTCTGGTTATATTTCAACAGGCCCAAGAGTTCGTTGGAGAATTTTAGACAATCAATTTCAAATATGGCCTATTATGAACACCCAAGAATACTTGGGATGGGAATATAGGTCAAAAGGTTGGGCTAGAAGCTCTACTGGCGCAATTAAAAACAGTTTTACGGCTGATACAGACACAACTGTATTTGATGACCGAATATTGGTTCTTTATACAAAACTTAAATATTTTCAAATTAAATCCTTTGACACTACTGCTTTAACTCAAGATTATCAGCGTTATTTAAGTATTGCTAAAGCTAATGATAAGGGCGCACCTAATTTATCATTTGCGCCATATCCAAGTAAAGTTCTTATTGGTTACGCTAACATACCAGATACAGGCTATGGGTCATGATATTTGGACAAGCTAAAAAGTTTACTGCTAATACTGCTTCTATTACTGCTCCTATAGGTGGTTGGAATGCTAGGGATTCTGTTGCTCAAATGCCCCCTACAGATGCAGTAACGCTTACTAATCTTTACCCTACTCCTACAGATGTTACTTTGAGAAATGGTTATACACGCTATTCTCAATTAACCACTTCTACAGGCGTACAAACCATATCTAGCATTACTTATGCAGGCACAACAGCCACTTTAACTACTGCTTCACCTCATGGTTTAGCCACAGGGGCTAGGGTTTCTATTACAGGAACTACCCCAAGTGAATATAGTGGTGTTTTTGTAATTACAGTAACCACCACAACAAAATTTACTTACACAATGTTGTCTACTCCAGCTAACAACGCAACCGTTGTGGGCGCTTATACAATAGGTATTACCACTCAAATTAATACTTTAATGAACTATGCAGGAGTAAGTTCACAAAAGCTATTTGCTGCTGCTGGAACTACTATTTATGAAGTAGACACTCCTACTGCTATTAGCGCTTTTGCAATTACCAATGATAAATTGCAACATATTAATTTTTCTAATACTAGCGGTGATTATATTGTTGCTTGTAATGGCACAGATGCCACTATGATTTATAATGGTTCTGTATGGTTTAGCCTTGCAAACACTACAACCGCCCAAACTATTACCTCAATTACCCATGTAGGCACAGTTGCAACTTTAACAACAGCTTCAGCGCATGGATTAGCAACAGGTAACTATATAACAATTAGCGGTGCTTCTCCTGCTGCTTATAATGGTTCTTTTGTGGTTACTGTAACAGGTACTACAACTTTAACTTATACAATGCTTTCTAGCCCTGCTACTAATGCAATAACAGTAGGAACTTATACCGTTTTAGGTATTGTAGGCGGTTCAAGCGGTGGCACAAATTACACAATAGATTCTAAAAACTTTATTCATGTAAACCTATTTAAAAATCGTATATATTTCACCGAAAAAAATACGATGAAAGTATGGTATTTACCTGTTAGTTCTTTAAGTGGAAATGCTTTTCCATTGGATTTTGGTGGCATAGCTAGAAATGGTGGTTTTATACAAGGTATGGCTACTTGGACTATTGATGCTGGTCAAGGTGTTGATGACTATGCTGTATTTGCTACCAATATGGGCGAAATTATTGTTTATAACGGCACAGACCCAACAGATGCTACGACATGGGCTTTAAAAGGTGTATGGCAATTAGGTTATATTTTTAGCCGTAGATTCTTTTATAAATGGGCTGGCGACATTTTAATGCTTACTCAAGATGGTTTAGTGCCTCTTGCTTCTGCTCTTCAATCTAGTCGCTTAGACCCTAGAATAAACCTTACTGATAAGATTTATTTTGAAATTAGCAAAGAAGCTGACGCATATTCAACCAATTTTGGCTGGCAAGTTATTTATTACGCCAAGCCTAATATGCTTTTAATTAATATTCCCAACCCTTCTGGTACAGAGCAATATGTAATGCACACCATTTCTAAGGCTTGGTGCAATTTTACAGGCATTAATACCACCGTATTTGAGCTACATAATGACGACCTTTACTTTGGTGGTGCTGGATTTTTAGGTAAATATTGGGATGGAAAAGCTGATGATGGAAAGCCTATTTCAGGCACTTGCCAACAGGCTTACACTTATTTTGATGCCCCAGGTCAGCAAAAACGCTTTACTATGGTTCGCCCTACATTTTTAGTAGATACTGGGCAACCTGGTATTTATGCTGGAATTAATACCGACTTTCAAACTCAAAACAATTTAGGTGAAGTGTCATTTACTAGCCCTGCGCCTAGCAGCACAGCCGTATGGGATGTGGCTACTTGGGATAATAATAATTGGGCTGGAAATCTAATTGTTTATCGCAACTGGCAAGGTGTAAGCGGATTAGGCTATGCGGCAGGAATTAATATGAATATAGTATCTCAAGGTATTGATGTTCATTGGGTTTCTACCGATTATGTGATGGAAAAAGGTACTGTTTTGTAATGCGTAGGGTTACAACCGAAAACCAAGACAATTTAAGACAATGGATTGCAAGAAAAGAAGGTTGTAATTATCCGCAAGAAACAGCGTGTATTGGACAGGAAAAAGACGGCAAATTAATAGCCGTAGTGGGGTATAACGGTTTTTTACCCCAATCTTGTCAAATCCATGTTGCTTCGACAGATGTGTATTGGTTGAATAAAGAACTACTATTTGCAATATTTGATTATCCGTTTAATAAACTAAAACTCAATGCTATAATCGCACCTATATATAAGGGCAATGTTAAGTCCTTGAATTTGTGCCGAAAACTTGGCTTTGAGCAGGTAGCTGACATACCCTATGCCCATTTATATGGGGATTTGGTGGTCATGTTAATGAAGCGTAATCAATGTAAATGGTTACAACAAGGAGAAGGTAATGAGCGCAGTAACTAGTTTATTTGGTGGTGGCCCTAGCGCACCAGCCGCACCTGATTACACAGGAGCAGCAAAAGAAACCGCTGCTGGTAATTTAAAAGCTGCACAAGCAGCAACCGCAGCCAATCGTGTAAATCAAAATACTGCTTATGGTGGCTTAAACTATACTCAAACAGGCACAGACGCACAAGGCAACCCAATGTGGTCTGCTACTCAAAGTGTAGCTCCAGGACTTCAAGGTGCAGTTGATACCTCACAGCAAAATATAAGCAATCAATATGCCAACCCATTTACAGGTGGCAATTTACCTAGTTATGGAATAGACCCAGGGCAATCTTATACAAATGCAATTATGTCAAGGCTTGCGCCTACTCAAGAGCATCAATCTGCAATGTCAGACCAATCTCTTGCTAATCAAGGAATTATGCCTGGTTCAGAGGCTTACAACAATGCTAAACGCTTATTGGGTCAAACTCAAAATGACCAATTAACTAGCGCAGTTGTTGGTGGTATGAATACTGGTTTGCAAGCCAATCAACAGCAATATGGTCAAAATTTACTAAATTACAATAATCCTTTAGCTAATGCTTTAAGCATTAAATCATTGGCTACTCCTAATTATATTAATCCTGCTCAACAACAAACAACGGCTGGCCCTGATATTTTAGGCGCTACAAACGCACAATACACTAATCAATTAAATGCTTATAACGCTGCACAAGCAAAAAACGCAAATACAATGGGCGGTTTGTTTGGTTTAGGCGCTGCTGGTTTAATGTCGCCAAAAGGAACATTTAGCGGTTTAGGTGGTTTATTTGGTGGCGGTGGATTAGATGCAAGCGCACTTGCTTCAGGTGGCGCATTAGATGCTTTAGGTGGTTATGGAGGCGCAGCAGCAGGCGCACCTATGGATTCTGCACTTGCTGCTTTATTGATTTAAGGAATAATCATGGCAGATAATTTAATGGGTGATGTACCTTTAGACTTTCAACCACAAATGCAAGACATTAGTCAGCAACAAAAGCTGTCGCAAATGTTATTACAGCAAGGTATGCAACAACCACAAGGTCAAATGGTAAGTGGACATTATGTTGCTCCTGCTTTAACACAATATTTACAGCCTTTATTTGGCGCTTATGCTGGCTCTAAAGGCATGGAAACTGCCGAACAAAAACAACTTGAATTGGCTAAAGCTATTCGCAATCAAGGCGATATTGCAGCTAAAGATGTAATGGAAACATACAAACAAAACCCCAATGCTGCTTTACAAAAAGCATTGCAATATCAACAATTTCCACAAGTTAAAGCAGTATTGCCACAAATTACAAAAACGGCTATGCCAGAAACTCCTGCTGAACAACAAGGATATAACCTTGCTAAATCACAAGGTTTTCCAGGAACATTTTTGGATTATAAACTTGGTATAGCAAATGCTGGGGCTGCTCGTACATCATTAAATGTGCAAAATCAATTACCATTTAAAGAGCAAATTCAAAAAGAAGCCGCAAGCGGATTAATGAAAAACTTTGAAACATTGCAAAATGTGCCTTCTGCATTGGCTAACATGGACAAAATGGTTGCCTTATCTAAACAACCTATTTATGCAGGTGTTGGTGGCGAAACTAAATTGCAAATTGCTAAATTGTTTAACAACAACTTTGGTACAAATATTTCGCCAGAAACAGTTAAAAATACTGAAGAATTTAAATCTGCTGCTTATATGGGCATTATGGATAATCTTAAAAAGACAGACTCCAACCCAACAATGGCACAACAAAACGCACTTAAAGAAGCTATTGGTAGCTTAGGTACAGACCCTTCTGCTATTCCAAGAGTTGTCAATGTAATGCGTGATGTATTGGTTAATAAAGCAACTCAGCATAATGAACTTGTGCGTCAAACTATGCAAAGAGGCGTTGAATACCCATACAGTATTGAAGTGCAATTACCAAAAGCAGCGCCTGTTACAAGTGGTAATGTGCGTTCTTTAGCTGATGAAATTCTTTTTAGAAAACCTGGAGCGCCTCAATAATGGCTAGTGCTGACGACTACGCTAAGTGGATTGTTGATAATCAGAAACTGCAAGGCACTTCTGAGTTCAATACTGTTGCCCAGGCTTATCAAGAAGCAAAAGCAGAAGAATCTGCTCCTGCACAAAAACCACAAATACCTGCTTATCAATCAGCTATTGTAGGCGCTGGCAAAGGTATAACAGAACCTGTATTGGCTGCTGGTCAATATGTTGGTGGTGCGCCTGCGGAGTTTTCCAATGCAGTTTTAAACAAAATGAAACCATACCAAGAAGCCAATCCAATCACATTTGGTGCTGGTCAAATTGGTGGCGGTATGCTAACTGGTGGCGCTTTAATGAAAGGCGCTGGCATGATTCCTAGTTTTGCTAAGGCAAACCCTTATATGCAAGCTAGTGGTGTTGGCGCTGTAACTGGTGCTTTGACGCCAAATGAGCAAGGAAAAACAGGACTTGATGCACTTGCAGAAGCCCCACAAAAAGCATTGGTTGGCGCTGGTGGCGGCATTATAGGAACTGGTTTGGGTCGCACTATTGCCAATGTTGTAGGCCCTAATTTAGACTCTGCTGTTAAAAAATTAATTGGCGAAGGTGTCAATTTAACCCCTGGTCAAATGATAGGTGGCGTTGCTCAAAAGTTAGAAGATAAACTAACTAGCGTGCCTTTGCTTGGCGACATTATTCAATCTTCTAGGTCTAAAGGAATTGAAGAATTTAACAAAGCAGCTTATCGCAGAGCGTTAGAACCTATTGGCGGTAAAGTGCCTGAGTCTACAGGTCGTGCTGGAATGGAATCTGTTAAAAATCAAATTTCTGGCGCTTACAATGAGTTGTTACCAAAACTAACTTATAAACCAGACACTCAATTTTTAAATAATCTTTCAAATGTTAAAAATCAAATTGAAGGTATTGACCCTGATAATGCTAAAAAAGTAGCTGATACTGTTTTTGATGTAGTTAGCAAAAGATTAGATAAAAATGGTGAAGTTAAGGGCGAAGCGTTTAAAGTAATTGAAGAAAAATTAGGTGGTCTTGCAAAAACATATAGAGCAAGTCAAGATGCAGACCAAAAATTAATGGGTGATGCTTATGCTAATGCTTTGGGTGAATTGCGTCAAAATTTAGCTAGAAACAATCCTCAATTTGCAGAACAATTAAACAAAATAAATACTAGCTTTGCTAATTTTGCAAGATTGCGTGGTGCTGGCTCTATGGCTAATACGCAAGAAATGTTTACTCCAAGTCAGTTAGCAGCAGCAATTAAATCTGCTGACCAATCCGCAGGAAAAGGTGCTACAGCTACTGGTAAAGCATTGATGCAAGATTTATCAGATGCTGGAGTTCAAGTATTGCCAGGTAAAATTCCTGATTCTGGAACTGCTGGTAGGTCTGCAATTAATTCTGCATTAGGCGCTTTATTAGGTGGTGGCGGTGCTTATGCCGCACAGACGCAGCCTGTTGCAACTGGCACAGCAGCATTATTAGGAACTGCTTTAGCTGCTCCTTATGCACCTGGAATACGCAATTTAGTTACAATGTTGGGTGGAAAACGCCCAAAATCAATACAAAAATTAGCAGATTTAATTCGTGAGTCATCACCGTATTTAGCTGCTCCAAGCGCACAAAAAGCAGTAGAAAAATCGGAGAATAAATAATGAGTAGAAATGGTAGTGGTACTTATAATCTGCCAACAGGCAATCCTGTAACAACTGGAACAGCAATTACCTCTAACTGGGGCAATACTACTATGTCAGATATTGCTACTGCTTTAACAGGAAGCGTAGCCGCAGATGGTCAAACTCCTATTACTGGCAATTTGCAAATGGGTAATAACAAGATTACTGGTATGGCTGACCCTTCTTCTGCCCAAGATGCCACCACAAAATCTTATGTAGATGCTGGTTTAGCTGCTTTAACCGTAGTACCTTCAGGTTCTATGTTTATATGGCCTACAGTTACCAGCCCTACAGGATGGTTGATTTGTAATGGTTCTGCAATTTCTCGCACAACTTATGCTGCTTTATTTGCAGTAATTGGAACAACTTATGGCGTAGGAGATAGTTCTACTACTTTTAATCTTCCTGATTTGCGTGGTCGTTCACCATTTGGTGTAAGTGGTTCTTATGCTTTAGCAAGCACAGGTGGTTCTGCTGATTCGATTGTTGTAAGCCATAACCATACAGCGACTTCTACAGTTACAAGCCCAGGGCATCAACATTTTATTGCTAATACAGATGCTACTGGCGCAAGTTCAAGCATTACTCTTACATCCTCTAATTATTTAGCTGGTAAAAATGGTGGTGGTGGAGTTTCTGAATCTTATGCTTTACAAGGAACAGGCACTACTTCAAGCATTGGTTTAACCTCATCAGCAACAACTGGCGATACTGTAGCTACAACCGTTGCTACTAATGGTTCAAGTGGAACAGGCGCTAATCTTTCCCCATATCTTGCAATTAACTTCATTATTAAGGTTTAATATGAATTTTACATTTACATGGATTTTAGATAAATTTGGTTTTCAAGCTAAACCTACTTTTGAAATGCCAAAGCCTGTTGCTAAAAAAGTAGCAAGAAAAACTGTCAAAAAAGCGACTACTCGCAAAACAACTAAAAAGTGAGTAAGTTATGTCTTTTGAAATTGACCCTGTGCGCTATGGACAACTTTGGGAAAAGGTTGATACCTTAACTCAAAAAGTAGACAAGCTAGAAGAAGGCATGGAAGAATTGCTTGCTTTAGCCAATAAGGGTCGTGGTGGCTTTTGGATGGGAATGGCAATCGTGTCAGCATTTTCTACATTTGTTGGCTTTGTAACTCACTCTGTATTGGGTAAATAAATGTGGACTACGGAATATCAGAAGGTATTAAAGGACTTTCAAGCAGTCTTGACGCAAGCAGAGATGCAAGTAAAAGCCTATCTAAGTCTATTGAAAACATACAGCACGATGGATTGGATGTCGCCAAGCAAAAAGCCCAAGAAAGACGATTAGCAGTCCGCCAGGCTGAAGTTAAAAAGCAGTTAGCCATACATAAAGCCCTTGCAGAATATCGCCATAGACGCTTAATTACCGAAGAAGAATATAAGTTAAAAGTAGAGTTTGTAAAGCAGTACGGCAGCAAAGATTGGGAGCAAGTTTTGAAGATAAAGACTGAGCTTGAAAAATTAGAAGAATTAGAAAAGAAACAATTTGATGAAGATTTAAGCAAAGTCAAAAAGGTGCAGTTTTGGTGTTTTTTGGCGGCAGCATGGATAGCGTGGTATTTAACTTGGGGTATTAAATAATGTTTCCTTTAGGCGCTTTACTTGACATTGGTGGCAAGATACTTGACAAAGTATTTCCTGACCCTGCACAAGCAGAACAAGCCAAACTCAAATTACTTGAAATGCAACAAAATGGCGAGTTGGCTCAAATTGCCGCAGATACCGCAGAACAGCAAGAACTTACCAAAAGACAGCAAGCTGACATGGCTTCTGACTCTACGCTGTCTAAAAACATTCGCCCTATGACTCTTGTATTTATATTGATTGTTTACTCCACTTTTGCAATGATGTCCGCATGGGATATAGAGGTAAACAACAATTATGTAGAGCTATTAGGTCAATGGGGTATGTTAATTATGTCTTTCTATTTTGGTGGTCGCACCCTTGAAAAAATTATGGACATGAAAAAAAATGGCAAGTGATTTTCAAAAGTGTTTAGACCTAGTATTAAAGTCTGAAGGTGGTTGGGTAAACAATCCAGCAGACCCTGGCGGAGAAACGAATTTAGGGGTCACCAAGCGTGTTTGGGAAGAGTATGTAGGGCATCATGTAGATACCATGAAAAACCTCACCAAGGAGCTTGTAGCCCCTTTATATGAACAGAAATACTGGAGGCCTTGCTATGGAGAAATATTACCTAGGGGACTCAACTTTGTTGTCTTTTCAATGGGAATTAACGCAGGGACAGGCAGAAGCATTAAATTGCTTCAGTCATCTATTGGATGCGTACCTGACGGAGTTATTGGCCCAAAAACAAGAGAGCTTATTTCCAACAGTAATTGTGCAGCTATTATCGGCAAATTCTCTGAGGCTCGCAGGGAATACTACCGTGCATTAAAGACTTTCCCAATCTTTGGCAAAGGCTGGTTAGCCAGAGTGGATAGGGAAGAAAAAGAAGCCCTAGAAATGGCTAACGAATCCTAACTACTTTAGCCTTTTTAAGGACTAATTCGTATTCTTTCTTAGCCTGGTCGTCTAATTTGCGTAATGGAAGTTCTTGAAAATGCTTCCATTTAGCTTGATATTCTGGCAATTCTGATGGTGGAACATAACCATGTAATCTCCATCTAACAGTAATATCAGTACCGCTTGCTGTCCAAATGTGGTCATTCATCATCTGTTCTCCATCCAAATTAGCAAAATAATCCCCAGAACACCTGCCCATACTATCATGCCTGTGACTGCCATTAGGCTTAAAAAGACTGTCATTTTTTTCCCTTTTTAGTTGCTTTTTTTTCTTGCTCAATATATTGGCGCAAAATGCTAATTACGCCAGCTTCTACTAATATTGCCAACCCTTCAGCATCAAAATGCACTAAAGCATCAGCAGACCCATCTTCATTTTCTTTAATTATTTGTAATTTAATGTCCATACATTTCCTCATAAGTTAGCCAAGGCTTACTTTTTAATTCATACCCAAATACATAAATGTAAGGGTTAAACCTTTGAATTTCTTTGCGTTTTTCTTTAATACTTAAGTGTTTAATGTCAAACATAATAGTGTTGTCATTTTTAAACATCTCAGTATTTTTAGACATCAAGTTGATTGCTCTGTTCAACATCTTGGCCTTTCCTGCGCCTTTTGCGCACATTACGAAGATAAGTTTGCATTGACTCTTCATTGTTTGGGTCAAATACCATTTGAAACATTTTTTTAGTAGGCTCGTCTTGCTGCGCACAAACCCATCTTTCCTCGTTGATATACCAAAGAAATCGCCTACAAGCTAATTCTTCTGTAGCACAACGCTGTTTATATTCACAGTATTTGCATGGATATGGCTCATTTTCTAGCCGTTTGTATATATCGTTTCTCATAGTCCCTTAAAAAAGATATCAGGTCAAAGTCTTTTTGTATAACAGTCACTCTGCGAGTCGTTGCCGAATAGTGTCGATGACCTGATATAAGTAATTTATTCCTATTTTTTGTGTTTTTATATAGGGACAAACCCTAATGTTGTATTTATGCATGATTTTTTATTGAAATTTCATGCACATTTTTTGTGGTTTTTTATACATGTATGCAGCAATGTATATACAAATGGGCTGTATTTGGCAGTTACTAACTGTTAGGTGGAAAGCC